AGTAGTTTTAAATATAGTATTTAATAATAAGGAAGCATTATGAGCGTAACAATTAATGGCGATACAGGGATAGACAAGATTACCGATGGTAGTGTTGTTGCTGCTGACATTGGTGCTGGTGAAGTTGGTTCAACACAAATTGCATCTGGTGCTGTGGGTGCAACACAGTTAGCATCTACATTAGATTTAACAGGTAAGACTGTAACATTACCAGCTGGTGTTGGTGGCAAGATATTACAAGTAGTACACGCTAATTATGGAACACAAGTTCTTACATCATCAACTTCTTATAGCGATACTGGATTAACAGCTACTATTACTCCATCATCTGCATCTAATAAAATATTAGTTATTTTTAATATTAATGGTACTTATTCTGATGGAGCAACAGGATTATATGGAAGAGTGAAATTATTAAGAACTTCAACTGAACTCATGACTAATGTTTTTGGACAAAATGAAACAACTACAAGTGCGTATGGTTCTGCTGGTGGAAATTATTTAGATAGTCCATCAACTACAAGTGCAACAACTTATAAAGTTCAAATTAAAAATGATGCTGGAAGTGGAGATATTGGTATGAATACATTTGGTTCAACTTCCAATATAACATTAATGGAGATCGCTGGATAATGGAAAAATTTAAAGCAATTAAAAAGTTATATCCTAATGTTGTGATTATGAGAGATGATGTAGCTTATGACGCAAATGACAACGAAGTCACATACGACAACACTGCTGTTGAAGCAGAGATAGCAAAGAACGCATACAAAGAACAACGAGCATCTGAGTATCCTGACTTTAAAGAATACCTAGACGGCATTGTAAAAGGTGACCAAGCTCAGATAGATAAATACATAGCAGACTGTCAAGCAGTGAAAGCTAAATATCCTAAAGGTTAATCATGACACCAGACGAGAAACTAGCAGCCCACGAGAAGTTATGTGCAGAACGATATGCAACATTGCACTATCGTCTCGATCGTCTTGAAGCCATGCTCAACAAATTAATCTGGGGATGCATGACTGGCTTCGGTGCCATCGTTATTGCCGTGATTATTGGTAAAATAAATGTTATCTAGAATATGTCAATTATTAAGGAGAAAATTTTATGATGTGGATTCTTTATATACTCATGGTTATATTGATCATAGAGGGTTACAGCCTTATCCAAGACCAAGTACACAGAAAAGTAAAGACATCATTAGTAAGACTAAGTAATTTATGGAAGTGGCTTAAATGATTAATGCAATCATACCATTAGTTTCTACTGTTTTAGATCGACTTATACCAGACAATAATGCTAAAGAAAAAGTTAAACAAGAAATTGAAAAGACTCTTATCGCTAATGCAACTCAGATTAGTCTTGCTCAGGCTGAAACGAATAAAATTGAAGCTGCTCATCGCAGCGTTTGGGTTGCTGGCTGGCGCCCTTGCCTTGGGTGGATCTCTGCTCTTAGTTTTCTTTTCATGTTTATACTCCAACCATTGGCTCAGTGGGTGTCAGCATTACTTGGCTTGGTTGTAGTATTACCTGAATTTCAAACAGATGTATTAATGGAGTTAACCTTTGCTATGCTAGGGTTAGCAGGTTTAAGAACTTATGAGAAACAGAAAGGCTTAACAAAGTAATGGCTAAAGATCCAAAACTAGAAAGAGCTGGAGTATCAGGTTATAACAAACCAAAACGTACTCCTAACCATCCTAAAAAATCTCATGTGGTTGTAGCTAAAGTAGGAGACAAAACTAAACTAATACGTTTTGGTCAACAAGGTGTAAAAGGAGCAGGTAAGAATCCTACATCTGCTAAAGACAAAGCACGTAAAAGATCTTATTATGCTAGACATAATGCTCAGGATTCTAGCCCAGATAAAATGAGTGCTAGATACTGGAGTCATAAAGTTAAATGGTAGCTACTAAAAAGAAAAGTACAGTTAATAAAGCAGGTAACTATACTAAACCTACAATGCGTAAAGCATTATTTAATACAATTAAAGCAGGAGATAAAGGTGGTAAACCTGGTCAATGGTCAGCACGTAAAGCTCAATTGTTGGCTAAACAATATAAAGAAAAAGGTGGAGGCTATAAATAATGGCTTTAGCTCAATCACAAAAGAGTTTAAAAGCTTGGACTAAACAGAAGTGGAGAACTTCTGATGGTACTAAGAGTGAAGGAAAGAAACGATATCTACCTGATGCAGCATGGAAAGCTTTAAGTCCTGCTGAAAAGAAAGCTACTAACGCAGCTAAGGCTGCAGGTAATCGTAAAGGTAAACAGTTTGTATCACAGCCAGATAGTATTAAAAAGAAGACAGCTAAATACAGAAAGAAATAAATGAGTAAATTTAAATGGACTACTCTTCCTAAAACTAAAAAACCTAAAAAGTTTAAAAGTCCTTTTCAACATGGATATTATGAAGGTGTTGAGTATGGTTTAAAAAAAGCTAATACTTCTCCTAAACCTAATGAAGATTCTACTGGTAAAAAAAGAAATATATTAAAATCTTCTAAGTATAAAAAAGGTTTTGAAGAAGGTAGAAAAAATGCTGTAAGAAGTGTTAAAACACAAATAGTTTATCCTTATGAAAAAGAACATGGAAAATTAAATGTTATAGATTTTAATAAAACAAAAGGTATAAAGATAAAATAAATGACTCAGATTGACCAAATCAGAGAAGCAGCAGAACAAGATCTGTTGACTTTTATACGACTAGTTGCACCTCACTTAATGCTTGGTGCTATACATGAAGAACTTATTTCATGGTGGCAACGACAAGATGCTAAAGAGAATCAATTAGTTTTATTACCTCGTGGTCATATGAAGTCAAAACTTATAGCATATAGAACTGCATGGTGGTTAACTAAACATCCTGAAACTACTATACTATATGTGTCAGCTACTGCTGACTTAGCAGAAAAACAATTGTATGCTATTAAAAATATTATAGATAGTCCAATATATCGTAGATATTGGAAAGATATGATTAATGAAGAGGAAGGTAAACGAGAGAAGTGGGCTGTAGCTGAGATAGCAGTTGATCATCCTAAACGTAAACTAGAAGGAGTCAGAGATGCTAGTGTTAAAGCAGTTGGGCTTACCAGTAATACTACTGGCTTTCATGCTGATGTTGTGGTGCTTGATGATATTGTTGTACCAGGTAATGCTTATAATGAAGAAGGAAGAAGTAAAGTTGCAGCAGCATATTCTCAATTGGCTTCCATTGAAAACCCTGGGGCTCTTGAGTGGGTTGTTGGCACTCGTTATCATCCTAGAGATATTTATGATACTATGGTAAACATGAAAGAGCAAATCTTTAATGATGAAGGAGATTTAGAAACTGAAGAATCTGTTTACGAATTGTTTCAAAGAGTAGTAGAAACAGATGGTGAGTTTCTTTGGGCTAAACAAAAAAGATCTGATGGTAAAGCTTTTGGATTTGATGCTAAAGAGTTAGCACGTATTAAAGCTAAGTACGTAGATATAACACAATTCTATGCTCAATATTATAATGATCCTAATAATACTGAAGCAGCTAATATAGGTTCAGATAACTTTCAATACTATGATAGAGCTGTATTACAAAATAGAGAAGGTGACTGGTATATCAGAGATCGTAAGTTAAATGTATATGCAGCAATTGACTTTGCTTTCTCATTACGTAAACAAGCAGATAGTACTGCATTAGTTATTGTAGGTGTAGATCATCAAAGTAATTATTATGTATTAGATATTGATAGATTTAAAACAGATCGTATTGTAGAATATTATGATCATATTCTTAAAGCTTGGGAAAAATGGGGCTTTAGAAAATTAAGAGCTGAAACTACAGTAGCTCAACAAACCATTGTAAAAGAATTAAAAGATAGTTATCTTAAACCAAATGGTATACCATTAGTAATAGATGAGTATAGACCTACAAGATATCAAGGAGATAAACGTCAACGCATTAATGCAACGTTAGAACCTAAATATCATAATCAACAAATATGGCATTATAAAGGTGGTAATTGTCAAGTATTAGAAGAAGAACTTTCACAGGTACATCCACCTCATGATGACGTTAAAGATGCACTAGCAAACGCTATAGCTATCTCTATAGTACCTAGACAAAAAAGTAATGGAGTTAGTATGATGTCTTCTAATGTTATAACACACTCTCGTTTTGGGGGAGTATCTTACTAAGGAATATATATGGCAGGTAAAGTAGCACAATTCGAAAAAGCAATTAATCCAGATACAATGGCAAGAAATCTTGCTCACTTGTATAATCAATGGTGGATTCAAAGACAACATAAAGAAACAGAGTGGAGAGAGCTACGTAATTATTTATTTGCAACAGATACAAGCACTACTACTAATTCTTCTCTTCCATGGAAAAATAAAACAACATTACCTAAGTTAACACAGATTAGAGATAATCTTCATGCTAACTATATGGATGCTTTATTTCCAAATGATAATTGGATGAAGTGGGAAGGAGCTACTTTAGAAGATACGTATGTAAATAAACGTAAAGCTATTGAAGCTTATCTTAATACTAAAACTAAAGAATCAGGATTTAAAGAAACAATATCTCAATTAATAGCTGACTATATAGACTATGGTAATTGTTTTGCTGAAGTACAATATATAAATAAAACTGAAAAAGGAACTCAAGATAATAATCCTACTACAGTTTATAATGGTCCTAAATTAGTACGTATATCTCCATTTGATATTGTATTTAATCCTACTGCTCCTTCATTTAAAGAATCTCCTAAGTTTACTAGATATATTAAATCTATTGGTGAACTTATGATAGAAGTTGAAGATAGACCTGAGTTACAATATGATAAAGAAGCTTTAAATAGAGCTTTAGAAATTAGAAATAGTTTATCACAATTTAAAATAGAAGATATTAATAAAGCAGAAGCTTTTATTGTTGATGGCTTTGGTACCTTACAAGAATATTATCAATCAGGTTATGTAGAAATTTTAGAGTTTGAAGGAGATTACTATGACTCTATTGAAAAGAAACTTTACAGAAATCAAATTATAACTATCTTAGATAGAAGTTATATTTTAAGAGCATTAGATAATCCTTCTTTATTAGGACAAGATAATAAATTTCATGTAGGTTGGAGAAGAAGACCAGACAACTTATATGCTATGGGTCCTTTAGATAATTTAGTAGGATTACAATATAGAGTAGATCATTTAGAAAATCTTAAAGCTGATGCTTTAGATCTTACTATAC